CGCGCGCTCGCGGCCGTCAAGATCGTCGCCGTCTCGGGCGAACACGACGAGCACTTGGACGCTATCGAAGCGGCCGAGGCCGACGGTCGAGACCGCGACGGAGTAGCGGACGCCATCGCCGCTCGTCGGGAGGACTAACGCATGCCGACAGCGTCGCCGTCGGACGTCCGGGGCGTGATCGACACGAGTCTCTCGGACAGTGAGATCTCCACGAAACTGAACGACGCCGAGTACCGGAACGAGAAGTACAACGACGTGTCGGCGCTGTCATCGGCCGATCTTAAACAGATCGAGAAGTACCTCGCGGCGCTGCTGATTCGGGAAACGAAAGATCGGCCGATCTCACAAGGCACAGAAGGTTCTGGCCAGGTCAGCTTTCAGGGCATGCCGACACGGACGCTTCGAGCGCGTCTGGATGAGGTTGACCCAAGCGGCGAGCTCGCTGCCAGCGTCATCCGGGACGACGACCGCCACATCTCGTCGACGTCCTAATCTACACTTTTTAGTACTGCAGACAATGACGGACTTCAAC